ATCATGGCTGTTACTATTAAAACCGAACAGATTCGCAATACCGCAGTTACCCCTGCGAAGATTGACTTAACCCAAACCTTTAGTTTCGCTTCAGGTATTCTTCGTGCAGCAACACCTGCAGGAGATAGCGATGTAGCAACTAAGCAATATGTAGATGGATTGATTTCTGGTCTACATTGGAAAGATAGTGTACGTGCTGCAACTACAGCAAACATTACATTATCTGGTACACAAACTGTAGATGGTGTGTCATTGTCTGCTGATGACCGTATCTTGGTAAAAGACCAAACAGACAAGACTGAAAATGGTATCTATGTGGTAGCATCGGGATCGTGGAGTCGTTCATCGGATATGAATGAAGGTTCTGAGTTTCCATCTGCTGCTGTATTCGTACGTGCAGGTACTGTTAATGCAGACCTTGGTTTTGTATGTACCAATGACAGTGACCCAACATTAGGTTCTACTGATATTTCATTCACTCAGTTCAACGGTGCTGCTAATATTACAGCAGGTGATGGTCTTTCTAAGACTGGTAATACTTTGTCTGTAAATGTAGATGATTCATCACTTGAGATTATCGGTGATGCTCTTCAAGTTAAAAGTGGTGGTGTTACCAATGATATGTTGGCAGGTTCTATTGCAAACGCAAAATTGGCCAACAGCACTATCTCTGGTGTTGCTCTTGGTCAGAACCTGAACTCATTGTCTGCTGCTTCTACAGGTGGTATTACACTGACTGCATTCAATGGTTCTGCTGCTGTTGCTGACTTGGCTATTAAATTAGATGGTTCTTCTTTATCTACGGGTATTTCAGGTCTTAAAATTGCAACATCTGGAGTAGATACTCTTCAACTTGCTGATGCTGCAGTAACAACAAGTAAGATTGCATCGTCTGGAGTTGAAACTAGTAATGTAAAAGATTCAGCAATTACTACTGCAAAGATTGCTGCAGATGCAATAGACGCAAGTAAGATTGCTGATGGTGCGGTACAACGTGAACACTTGAACAGCAATGTTGTTAACTCTGCAGGCGCATTGGGTCTTGATCCAACCAATAATGACTTGTTAGTAATCGTTGATGATTCATCTATTGAGATTACTGTAAGCAATGATTTGGCAGTTAAAGCAGGTGGTATTTCTACTGCTAAGTTAGCAGACGCATCAGTAACTACAGCCAAACTTGCTGCAGATGCAGTAGATGCAAGTAAGATTGCAGACGCAGCAGTGCAACGTGAGCATCTAAACTCTAATGTTGTTAATGCAGCAGGTGCATTGGGTCTTGATCCAACTAACAATGACTTGTTGGTAATCACTGATGACAGCACTATTGAGATTAATGGTGAGAACAGTTTGGCTATTAAAGCAGGTGCTATTGATGGTGGATTGTTAAAGTTCGCTCCAAGATACATTAGCCTATCTGGAATGAATGGAAGCAAGACTGCATTCGATTTAACACTTGAGATTGATGCTGATTTGGTATCTGGAACTATTGTATACTTAAATGGTATTGCTATCGAAAAAGTTGCTTCTGCTCCAAGTACAGACCAGTATACTGTTAGTGCTAATGGTGGTACTGGTGGTGTTGGTTTGGTAACTTTTGGTACTGCTCCTGCTTCATCTGATACTGTAACTGTATTGTTCTTTGGATAATCTGTTAGACTAACCGTGCAAAGGGGTCTATACTACGTGTAGATCCCTTTGTTGTTTGGAGAGTGTGTTATGGAACCAGATGTCATGCAAATGATTATGAGTGGTGGGGCCAACCTGGCTTTTGCTATATTCTTGTACCAACAGAACAAGGACTTGCAAAAACGTGCCGATGAACGTGAAGCCAAGCAAGACCGAAAAGAGGAAGCATTGCGGCAGCGATATGACCAAGTAATATCTGAGCTTCAAGCCAAAGAAGAAAATCTACGCAAAGAGTTGGTAACGGATGTTAATAATTTAGAACGTCGAATGTCATTACTTGAGCAGAAAGTAGAAATGGTAGTTACAATAGTGAATGAGATTAAAGCCAAATTCGTGAGAGTTAGTAATGCCTAGTAAAACACCATCAAAAGGAAAACGGTTTGTCAAGGTTGTCAAGAATCCAAAGACTGGTCGCACAAGAAAGGTGTCCTATGGGCAAGCAGGCAAGTCTAAGAGTGGCACGGATCGTATACAGCCAGGTACAAAGAAAGGAGATGCCTATTGTGCCAGATCAGCCAACATTAAAAAGTGCAAAAATCCACCGTGTCCAAATGACCTTTCACGTAAAAAGTGGAAATGTGTAGGAACAAAGAGTAGACGATGAGTAAGAAAGATGCATGCTACAATAAAGTAAAAGATAGTTACAAAGTGTTTCCATCTGCTCGTGCTTCTCAGGCTATAGCCAAGTGTCGTAAAGATAAAGGACAGGTTAGAAAAACCGAAAAAGGCTCTAGTCTTAAACGATGGGAAAAAGAAGAGTGGAAGGATCAGTCTGGTAAACCATGCGGTAGCAAGCGCACCAGTACCCCATATTGCAGGCCTAGCAAACGTGTTAGTAGTAAGACACCCAAAACACGTTCTGAGATGTCTAAGGGGCAATATCGCTCCAAGGTTAGTCAGAAGAGTAGTGTTGGTCGTGGTAGAAGAGTAACCCCATTAAGGAGAACAAAATGAATCAAGACCTTTTAGCATTGACACCAGAACTGGTGTTGTTTGTTCGTAAGTTAGTCCAACATTCACGTGGTGGATTGACCCAAGCAGAACGACAAGAACTTGTACAAGACTTGTTAGAACTGTTGTACAAGATTCTGAAAGAACTTGTGGACGTAGACGCAACGACCCGTTAAGAATAGAATACAGATTGTCTGTATTTGATTGGTTTCTATAAGGCGGCTCCAGTTACTTGGGGTCGTCTTTTGTTTTTTGGAACCTGGCTTCCATCTGCTGCAGGTCATTCATACTCATGACTGCTTCCTGCATGAGTTCTACTGGTGAACGGTTCTCAAGTTTGGCCAACACACCAATGACTGCAATGAGATTGAATAGGCGCATACTGGTTTCACCCTTAATGCATGCGTGTAGTGTGTTGTGGTGTAGTCCTGCTAGGTGTGCAGTTCGATGGATGGATATACCGTTACGTGCCACAGCATGTGAAAGCCATCCGCCTAAGGTATTACAGGGTGTTCTATCTTGCACCACCACCACCACTAATAAAAGATGACCACGGGGCAATGAGGAACCCCGTGATCATCTAGATAACAACCAATAGTATTCTATCAGTTATTTTTTGCTTTGTCCAGTATCATCATATTGGACAGTTTATATAGCATTCGTTGACTGTCCTTGGGCCACAGCACTTTAACTAGGGCCAACAGGTTTGGAGCAGTTGGTATCCTTTTACCTGTTCTGTAAAAGTCAAGGCAACTCTTTGTAACGCCCACTCGTCTTGCCAGTTCAGACAGACTTGGCCATTCCTCATTGAAGCCTTCATCAATGCGCTCCTGAATCAGTTCATGCCAGGTTATTACTGTTGATAGTGGTAGTGGTGGTAGTCCTTTCATGCTTCACCTCTTGACAGTTTTATAATTTCATTGAATGACTGTTTGACGTATATGCAATTCTTTGTGGTCAGTTGAATCAATGACCATCCATCGTCTGATATTTCTACACACACGATATGTGCTGTGTTCACTATGATGTCAATGTCATCCAGTCCTGTAAGTCTAATTAGTTTCATTGTTGTCCTCTGGTTGTTGGAACTCTTCGCTCCAGTTCTTAGTCACTTGTGTGGCTACAGCACCAAGGTGCTTGCATTGACTGCCACGATACTGATGGTCGGGGCAGGTACAGGTGTACCCGTTCTCATCGATGACACATGTCCACTTGGGATAGTGTCCGACGATAGAACCATCAGGCCCCATCGTCATTCGAAGCTGCTCCAGTGCCATTTGGAGCAGTTGTTGTTTGTCGTCGAACACACTGCGGAGTCTCCACAACTCCGCAATGTCCTTGATGGTTTCGGTGATTGTCATAGCAACCCCTTGGATACTAGGTATCGTCTACCGTTCTCTACCAGTGTGTGAAGGCAGTCACCCTCATCGCACCACATTTCACTTGGTGTATATATGACTAGGTCGTAGTGCCATCCAATTATACTATCGCATATATGTAGTGCATGTGGTGTGATCCAGTTAGGATTCACGTACTCTGGAAGGCCATTGTAATTGGCAGGCCCATCACCTGGCTGCCAACCCAAGTCGATGACTTGTTCGACGCAAAAATCCCTCATTGATTGACCCTTCTGGGTCTTATCCAAGATGGCGAATATTCTGGCTGTTTCTGCCTTTTCTAGTTCTGCATTCAGAACTGCTTCACCCATTTGTATAGCCAATACGTTCATGGCTACTTGGGCACGTTCGAATATATTGCGCATTGCAGGGTCAGTTGCCCTGTCGATGAGTTTAATAAAATCAAAGTTCATTTCATCTAGTTTATGGTATGTGCGTGTACGCATGGTTGTTGTCCTCAATGGTTGCGCCAGAACTCTTGGTCTGACATTCCACCATGTTGATTGGTGGTTGGTTGTTTAGATAGTGTTGGTTGTGGTTGTGGTTGTACGTTTGGTCGTACAGCAGGTTGGTCGGGTGGTACATGTACCTCTCCAACAATGTTGCCTTCGTTGTCCAAGGTCAATCCTGCTGTGCGAACCATATGTTGCACAGACCATAGCCACGGGTTGAATAGTTTTGTTGATTCCTCTTTCATTGATTCTTTCACCTTGGCATCGAACTCGGGGTTCCGAACCGACTCTGGTAGAACCAATAGGCGACGACTGGTCTTATAGAAATGGTCAAGACGTAGACGTGTATCCATCTCCATCTTGTCCTTCAACTCCACCCAAGTGGACAGTTTAGACTTTCCGAACTTCGCTCTAGCACCTTCACAGGTACATGAGCATCCTGCATTGTACACCTTGTACTGGTCTTCCTCTATCTTGAGAAAGTGAGCAGAGATATGAACAATACCATTGTATCGCTCACAGTCAGCACAGAACTGAAAGATATTTCCTGTCAATCCAGTACCACCCCGTTCTTTGACGATAGCCTCACATTCAGCCACAACGTGGCCTAGTTTGGGAGGATACTCCCATATTTCTCGGCTCATTCTTTTAATGGCGGTGACCAAGTCAATATCTGTCGTTTGGGAGAATGCATCCTCCCAAACGGATTCTACCGTGCCTGCCCATTGCCCATTCAGATTGAATGATGCAGCGAAGACATTGAGTGCATGTTTTAAGCCGTGTCTTGTCGTCATGGTAACAATGCTCCCGTGTCAGGACAGAACCTAACCTCAGTAGTGGTTGACTGTTGTTGCATTTCTAGTTTGGCTTGTTGGGCCATTGCGTAGTTGCCTGTTCTGCGGCTTGCATTTAGAACCGTGGCAGGGTCTAGCATACCCTTATCTCTAAGGTACTTGGCCCTGTAGTGGTTCGATGTCCACTGCCATTCGAGGATGTCTAGAGCTTGTTGTACCCAGTCATTACTAACACAGGAGCATATCACACCTACGTTCTTTTCTGAGATTATGGTTGGGTACGACCCATAGTGTTGGTTGTGTAACTTGAACCAGTATTCGATGATTACATAACATTTACTGTTACTGGTTAGCATTGTAACCAGTGATGGTGCAGTTGACGGGTCTATGGAGATAGTTTGCTCCAGTACCTGAATTTTCATCGATACAACACCACCACCACTATCTCTTTGAGACTGTGTAAGTTGCTGTGGCTGTGACTGCGCTCCAGTGCCAGATGCCATCATCGCCATTACCTGGCTGAATCCTTCACTGACGATGAACCGCTCGCCCCCTGAACTGATGACTACTGTTGCCTGACCCTTGGGCCACGCACTGTCAATCTCCCGTACATACACAGGAGTTTTATTGTCTACTTTTGTTAGAATCATATCAAGCTCCTGCCAATAACCAGATTGTACGTTGAACGAATACCACGATGTCTGGCTTGGAAAGGAGTACAGCCCCACGTTGCTCTTCTCCCATTCGTTGTACCTGTACGATTGGTAGACACTCGATATCCATTGACACTGTTTGTTTTGGGCTACGGGTCATCGATGTCACATGGATGGTCACTACACTGCCTTTGATGTCAGCTTCAACAAGTATGTCCTCGTTGTCACCGAAGAATGCTTGTAGCATCCCTGTGTCGTTAGGTTCGAATGTGAGTTCCCATAGGGCAATTGTAATGTGTTCTTCTACGTTATATTGCTGTAGAATCTGTTGTCTAAAGTCATTAGTCATGACAGTCCTCATTGGTTGGTTGTTCATACCTGATTGGTATGTATACAGTTTATTGCATTGAAACCATAGTGTCAAGTAAAAAAGTATAAAATACTAATTATAATTTGAAACTTTTTTCACCACCAACACCACTATCCAGAATCTCTCGATACTATATACATGTTCTGTTTGTCTTACATTTTTGATAGTGGTGGTGGTTGTATAAGGGGAAAATATCTCGCCCTATATATATACTAATATAATTACTATTATAGCAAGAATCATGCCAAACTTGAATCAGGACTATTTTGGCCTTGGCTCCAGTGCCATTTGCGCTCCAGTGCCACGTACGCACCTGGGCGTGCGCGCGCACGCGCACAGGCACGCGCGTAGATAGCGTTTTTTGGGGGTATAATAACCTGGAATACCGAAGGAACCGGGCTTCTAGCATGTTGGCTTCTATGTGTTTTATAGGCCTAATTTAGTTGAATTTGGCTATAGTATCGACTGAATCGGAATATCTGTCAGGGGTGATTTTTTATGCAGCTGTTACAATTCTTTTTTGATTTATTTTGATTCTTTTTTGTTGCTTTACTTGACACTATAGTTTTAATCATGTATATTGTATATATCCACAACGGATATCAACCAACCAACAATAGGAAGTATCATGTATACAAATATCATATATACACGGCTAGAAAAAGGTCGCTATCAAGTGACCTTTACACAACACAACACAACCGGATTTATGGGGCTTACTAAGTGGTGTATCTATTTTGATTCTTTAAAAGAGTTAAAACAACAATATCCAACAGCTCAACCAAAGCAATAACAACCAACCAACAATGAGGACTATAACAATGACAAAGCTAACTGAAAAACAAAAGCGTGAAATCACACTTAGAACAGTACGACAATACATTTTAACCGATAATATTAGAACCTTTAGACGTTCAATGACTAACAACCAACTTATAGGAAGTGTCAATGGGCGCCCCAGCTGGGATTCTTTAATGTATACCACAACCCAACGAGAGGTTAACGGAAAATTAAAGACGTTTAAGAATAGACGTTCAATACTGTCTAGTAGTGTCAAGTTTGCTAAAACACACAAAAATATTGGTGTGACCGGTATGTATCTAGCCCCTCACACTATGGTAGCCGGTCTAAATACTTGTAAATTTGCCGGTAAATGCGCTAAAGGGTGTATCGCCTTTACCGGAAATATGAAATTTAACGGATTGACCTTTCAGAATCGTTTAAAGGCCTTGTATAATCATACTGAACGATATCTAACCGAAATGCTAGCCGACTTAGTAGAACTGACAGAAAAGTTAGAAGACGGCAAAAAGGTTATGGTACGTCTAAACGGGACCAGTGATTTAGATTTTACTAAGGTTATAGATATGCAGGCCTTCATAAGAGACTACCCAAATGTATTGGGATTCTATGACTATACAAAAAGACCGGTTAATATTGGTATCGATGACGTATATCATCTTACTTATTCATGGTCCGAAAGGTCAACAATTAAACAGGCTAAACAATTCGATAGGGTGGCTGTTGTAGTGTCTTCTAAGGATATTGATTGGCTAGTTAATGACCCTCTTATAGGCCATCTATGGAGTGATGGAGATGAGCATGATCTAAGACCTTTAGACGATACTAAGCTTGTATATCTAAAGGCTAAAGTCGCAGCTTCTTTAACGGATCCCAATATCGGTATAGATGAGGACTTTATAACAACACGTGAACAATTGCATATGTTAACCGTGTGTATGTATCCTGAATTCTTTCCTTTGCTACGTGAATATGTTTTGTCAGAACTTTCACGTTTAGGTTTTTGGCACATGTTGGATGGTATCAAGTTTGATACATGGGATATAGAGACGTGTATAAATCATATTGATATGTCTAAAAGTCTAAACACTATTACTGACTTAGAATACCACTATCTCAATCATCTTGTAAAATGTGTTTTGGGGGTGACATGTTAGGATTCTTAGATACTTTTAAGCGGCTTTTAAATGATAGTCCTACTGTTAAGATAGGGTTTATGTTTAACATCGTTTTATGGGGGTGTTTTGGCCTCTTAAAGGGTCTGTCTTGGCTTGCTACCCTCCTAATAGGGGGGTAGTATGAACAAATTCTATTTTTGGATGATAGTTTTTATCATATTCAATAGTTGCAAGTGCTAGTACAAAATATCTAATCACTTTGAACCCTTGACGATTCAGTCAGGGGTTTTTTGTTGCGTGTGCATTAATCCACCTGGATTTTTTCAACACAATTCGTATGTTGCATACACAGCAAAATGACACAACTGCAATATATGCAAACACAGCAAAATATATACTGCACTTGCAACACCACAACCACCACTATATTATGCTACTATTACAGCATATGATACAAATTGTTGTAAATGCAGCACTCCGAACCTCCAATAACTCATTAAGTAAGGGGTACTAATGAAAGGTACAAAATCCGCAAGGCTAGAAGCTCCGAAAACTCTAATATCTAGAAGCATTCGAAATAGGAATATCAACGGGTTACTATGGGGGTTTATCACCTTAGCACATGAGGAAATTAAGACAGCTGGCCATATTGAAACCTTTTCAGGCTCCGATATAAGGGACTTTGTCAAGCTGTTGCATGCTAGAGAGATTGAGAGCAAACTACAAGATGACGCAACGACAGCAATGTCCACTAGGCAACTGCAGCAATGGATTGATGCAAGTGCAGCACAGGAAACCAATGTTGCAAAATCAGCATCCAAGGCCACGAAATCCAAATAACGCGCCTGCAGCATCAGAGGGGCCACGATGTTGCAAGCGCAGCATCCCTGATTGGCTGGGTCCTCATGCTGCATCGACAGCAGCTGGTCCACAATGTCCTTGTCATCTTTGCAGCAATATCTAGGCAGGGTGAAGGGAGGGGAATTCGGATGGTAACTAAATACAAGATTCAATTGCTGTCAAGGCAGCAATATCCAGTGTAGGGATCGGTCGGGTTGCTACGTTCACAGCACGAATCCCTTCGTGCTATAGTAGCAATACCCGATAAGATCCCGAAACGGATATTGCGTTTACAGCATCTTGGTTTTTGATATTGCATATGCAGCAAAGTGGAGTAACCGATACGTAACTGTATAGTTATGTATCGAGTTATGAAAACGACCGTATAAAACTATATTTATCGTAGCTGTTATTCTCTGTATCTGTTACGATAGTTTTACAACCAACTACAGAGATATTCATGCAAGTATACACAGCTGCACTTCCTAACAAGCTTTGTCAAGAATACATCGATGAACACTACCCAGAAATGCGCTATATGCTATCCCCTGTGTGTGTACGGTCTTTTGGTGCTAGTAGATACCATATTGTTAGAAGGGGATACGCAATAGACAACGGTGCGTATGGGTATCATGTCAAGGGTGTACCATTCAACGATAAGGCCTTTATAGACCTGCTAGAAAAGTGGCATGATGGGTGCGATTGGATAGCTATACCTGATAGTGTGGGCAATTGGGTAGAGACAAAGAAACTACTAGATATATGGGTTCCTAGACTACTACCCTATAACAAACCTTTATTAATGGTAGTACAGGATGGATGTGAGAAAGGCAACTATAAAGACGTCTATAGGCTACTAAATAGAAAGGCTATATGTGGGTTATTTGTAGGGGGTACTACAGACTGGAAACTACAACATATGAGCAAGTTAACAGAGATAGCACACCAGTATCATAAGACCATACATGTAGGTAGAGTTAACAGTGGTAGACGTGTACAGTTATGTTTCAACAGTGGTGTAGATAGTGTAGACGGTAGTGGTATGAGTAGGTTTATAGCGACTACTAGAGTAGTGTGTAATACTATAGTAGAGATTGATAGACAGTTGAAACTATTTTAATAGTGGTGGTGTTGGTGTTAGAACAAGTAAATACAATATTTAGTGACCCATTTCAGTTTATTAGTAGGCTACAGATAGTCGATAAGAGTGGTAGGGTAGTTCCTCTTAGACTGAATGCAGAACAGATAGACATTATCAATGGATTACAAGAGGGTGATGATACACTGATATTGAAGCCTAGACAGATAGGTAGTAGTACGGTTGTATGTGCTTATATGTTTTGGAAAGCATATACAGCAACAACACCACTAACCTGTGTAATCTTATCGTATAAGATTGCTAGTTCGAAGCATTTATTGCACATACACAAGAGGTTCTATCAGTATCTACCAGAGGTATTGAAAAGGCCATTGGATGTAGACAATACAACAGAGTTAGCCTTTAAAGGAGGGGGTAGGATTGTAGCAGCGGCGGCCACACAGGCAGGAGGATTGCGTTCATATACGTGTTCTATGCTTCATATATCGGAGTATGCTTTTGCAGAGAATCCAGAGGAGTTAAAGGCTACAGCGATTAGTGCATTGAATGATGGACAGTTAGTTATAGAGTCTACAGCTAACTATTACAATGATGCATTGTGGAAGGAGATACACAAGTATCATACAGGAGAAGCGCATTGGAAATATTTGTTCTTTCCTTGGTATATGCACAGTGAGTATAGTATGGAGGATATTGGGCTTGAGTTGACTGATGAAGAGACTAAGTTGCAGTATCAGTATGGTTTGACACTGGGTCAGATAGCATGGAGACGTGAGAAGATTAGTAAGTTGGGATGGGAAAAGTTTGTACGTGAGTATCCTTTGACTTTGGATGAAGCATATAGGATTAGTGGGAATACATACTTTACAGCACAGGACTTTGACCATGTGAATGTAATACAGGTACAGCCTAGTGAATGGACAACATTTGAAAATCCTAATCCAGATGATTCGTATGCTGTGGGTGTAGATGTTAGTGGTGGTGTTGGTAGAGATTATGCTGTAGTGTTCTGTGTATCTAGGATGACCTTACAACCTGTATGTATATATCGTAGTAATACTGTAAGTCCTGTACAGTTGGCCGATTATATCTATGATATGAGTGTAACGTATAACAATGCATTGGTATTGGTGGAAAGTAACAACTATGGATTGGCTACCATTCAGGAGTTAAAGCATCAGGGATTCCATCGGTTTTGGTTGGATGCTCATACAGGTAAAGACTTTTTGACGACAGGTAGAACTAAGCCATTGTTGTTTGAGAACTTGAAGAAGGGCATCCAGACTGGTAGTATCCACATGATTGATAATATTACTGTGACTGAGTTGCGTAGTATTACGGTAGATGAGAAGGGTATTTTGCGGTTTGGTGATGACATGGATACTCACTGTGATAGTGCGATGGCGATGTCATTGGCATATTGGTGTTTGAATAGTGTAAAGTTAAAGCAGAATGCATATTTGCCAGATTGGATTATTGCACAGAAGGCAGATAGGGTACAACAAGCAGGTGGTGTAAGTCCACAGCTGCATCGGAGATATTGATGAAGGTATTGGTTGCTTGTGAAGAGAGTCAAACAGTTACCAAGGCATTTCGTCGTGTTGGTGTTGAAGCATATAGTTGTGATATTCAGGAGTGTTCTGGTGGTCATCCAGAATGGCATATCCAGGGAGATGCATTAGAGCAGGCTTACAGTGGTGAGTATGACTTAATGATAGCGCATCCTCCTTGTACGTATCTTAGTAAAGCAGGGGCCAGGTGGATGAAACCCAAAGGTAGCATGGTGTGTCAGATTCGGTTTGCATTGGCTATGCAGGCTAAGGACTTTTTTATGAAACTGTTGGATGCTCCAATACCCTATGTAGCGGTAGAGAATCCAATACCTTTAAAGATTTGTGGGTTGCCCAAGTGCACACAGATAGTTCATCCATATCAGTATGGTGACCCGTATTCGAAGACAACGTTGCTTTGGTTAAAGAACCTTCCTGAGTTACATCCAACCAATGTGGTTGAGCCTATTGGTTCCTGGACAGAGTTGAATCGTAAGGTGTCAAAACGTTCGAAAACGTTTAATGGTATTGCAGATGCAATGGTTAATCAGTGGTTAAGTTTTATAGGAGATAGTAATGGCATTTTGTCCTGAGTGTGGTGAAAGTCCGTGTAAGTGTGGAACTATACCATGTAAGAAGATTGGTGATATGGACTTAGTTCGATTAGAATATTATGTTAATGGTCAAAAGTTTCTATTGGTATTGCCTTTTGACTTAGTGCATCAATACTATGAGTTGTATGATAGTATACGGTTAATGGATGCCAAAGGTAACATTATTGAGTATAGTAGTGTTAAAAATAGTGGTGTTGGTGGTAAGGAGAAAAGTAATGGCACGAACCAGTAAAGAGATTGTACACTTGATTCGTACAGTGTTGGATGAGCATAATGATTTCTATGACCAACAACGAGCAGAACTGAAGCGATATCGTGATGTATATGAGAACAGGTTTTGGCAGTCAGAGTATATGGATGACACAATGGTGCGAGTTGAGACAGCTGACTGTTTTGGTTACGTTGAAGGTTTTATTGCCAGTTTGTTTAGTCGTAATCCTGCGGTTGTGGTGGCCAAAGATACATCTATTATTGAGGGTAATGCATTGATGGCCCAAGAGGTTGTCAATAGATTCTTGTTTGACAAACGTGAGCAGTTAGAGATTGCTAGTAGACTTGCCTTGATTTATCCTTCATCGTTCCTCAAACTGTCCCCCACAAGTAGCACGGATATGCTTGAAAAGGTGTCTATCCGTGCTATTCCTTGTTGGGAGATTATACGTGACTTGGATGCCAGTAGTTGGGATGAGCAGCGATATGTAGCCCATGCGTACTACTTGAGTGTACCAGAAGCAAATGAAAAGTTTGGTAAGAAGAAATGGACTGCTATACCTAAGGTAGATTACTTTACACCACAGGAAAAGTATACTGGTGTTAGTGAGGATTTACCAGATGATTACTTGTATATACAGGTAGTGGAGTTCTATGACATGGCTTATGACATGTTGTATTTTTGGACACCGAATCATGGTGATGGTGAGTCGTTGTTAGAAAAGTCACAGATACCCATCCGTACTTATGATGACAAGCCTTTAAGTCCTATCTGTCCGTTGTATTATGCACGTAGACCAGAGAAGCCTATGTTGGGTATGAGTGCTGTTAGTCGTGTGTATGACCAGTTCTATGAAAAGAATATCTTACGTACATACTGGGCCAACTCAGTACGTCGAGATTCTCGGCAATATCTGTACAAAGAAGGGTCACTAGATGAAGAAGCATTGGCAAAGATTACAGCAGGTATTGATGGTGCAATGATTCCTGTTGATGAACCTGTCCTCGATGGTATTATCCGTGCTGTGGGTGTAGAACCGTTGAGTGGTAACTTTGACCGATACTTAAACTATATTGAGCAAGACATTAATCGTGGTAGTATTTTGGCCCCATTTAGTCGGGGGGAAGCGACTAAGGCTACTGCTACTGAGGTTACTGCGCTTGCTCAATATTCTGCTAGTGAGATTGGTAAGTTGGCCCGTGAACGTGACAATGCTATTGAACGATTGTCATTGGTGTATTTGCGTACGATTAGTTTGTTGGCTGAAGATAATGAGCAAGCTGTGATTGAGATTAACAAGTTGCCTAAGGTGATTACTGTACAGGACTTGGATGCTAAGTTCCGTATTGTTGCGCTTGACCAGTCAAGTACACCGTTGTCTGAAGCATTGAAGCGTAGTAACTTAGTTCAGTTGCTTCCAGTGCTTACACAGTTGGGTGTGTCTCCAGAGAAGATTAAAGAAGAAATTGTACGTCTTTATGACCTACCAGAATCTTTTATGGAAACACCACCACCACTACCCCAACAACCGCAAGCAGGATTGGGTGGCGCACCAGAGGAAACAGCCATGAATACTTTGCCAGGTGACATAGGCGCACAAGGTGAGGTTCCAACACAACAAATTGCACAGATGCTTGGTGGAGGTATCTAATGCCACGATACACTTACGGTTGTAGATTATGTGATTTAGAACACACTATGATAGTTAAGTTCAGCGACCCAGACCCACAGGTTTGCGGTATGGATACTCCCAATAGTGGTTGTGGTGGTGAGTTATATAGAATGTTACGTGCTCCCAGAGCACATAGTAGTTGGAATACTACTGGTAGATATGGTGTCAATGGTTATTATAGCAAGGCCCTTGGAAGGCACATTGAGTCTCCACAGAAGGAGAAGAAGATAATGGAGTCACGGGGTTTTGTGTGTGAAGCGGATCTCCCTAAAGACCGATGGGATAGTGCTGTAGAGACTCAGAAGCGACGTGTAGCCGAACAGGATAAAAGCATAGAAACCTACACAGAAGCCTTAAAAAGTGGTAAAACAAAAGAAGAAGCCGTTTGTGCTGCATTTACAGCAAGTGATGCAGTCAGTGGTAAACTAGATGAAACATGGGGTAAAAAATGAAAGAAGAAATGATGAACCAAGGCCAACCTTCAATGGAAATGGAGATTGAGATTCAAGGTGCTGAACAAGAAGATGAGTCTATGTTTGGTGAAATGGCACCCAAGGGTCGATTCACTGCTAAGGCTTTAAACAACTTGGTAAAAGCAACAAACCGTTTGCTGCCATTGTTTGACCAAACACCTGACTATCCATCGTTTGACCAGAATATTACTGAGTTTCCAACGGACTTTGTTCGTGTATTGGCTATGTTTAATGGTGCTGTTAGTGGTGCTATTGAAGAAAACTTGATTGATGAAGAACTAGACTTTGACATGTCAGAGATTACTGGCGATGAGAATGTCAATATGTTGGCAGGCAAGTTAAACCGTTTAGTGAATGACCGTTCATTTAAAAAGTATCTTAAAGGCATGTCAGATGATAAAGGTGAATCTATGGAAGAAGAAGAACCTGAATCAGAACAAGGCATGCAAGAAGAAGATGTAGATGCTTTGTTTATGGAGCGGATGTAATGCCCATACATAAAACCAAAGGTGGATACAAGATTAAAAACGTTAAAGGCACATCGCCAACCAAAGCGGCTGCCAAGAAACGATTAAAGGCTGTAAAAACAAGTCAGGCGGCCAAGAAGAAAGGTTGTTCCTGTCATAAACCCAAACGGAGATAACATGCAAAACACTACCTCTAATGAGACTGTTGAAGCACTAGAAACCACAGAAGCAGTTGAAACTACCGAAACAGTAGACCCAAATGCAGATACTGTATCTATGACACTTGAAGAACTGTTGTCGATTGATGACCTTATGGACATTGATGAAGAACAGTTTGAAGAGTTTACAGATGATGCCAACCACAAAGGCATGAAACCACTACATGAGTGGATGCAACATATTCCAGAAGATGTACGCAAACATGTAGCCAATATTCGTTCATCGTATACACGCAAGACACAAGAACTTGCTCAAATGCGCAAAGAACTAGAATTAGAACGACAAGCATTGATGGCCCAAGAAGAACTGGCTGTGAATAATCCATACTTGCGCCAAGCAGAACAAGTATTGGCCAATGAAGAAGAGTATGACTTATATACTCCAGAAGGCATGCAAGCAGAGATTAAACGTCAAGCGGCACAAATGCTTCAAGAAATGATGAAACCTGCACAGCAAGAAATGCAGATGAAACAACGCAAGATGCAACTAGAGCAGTTTAAAAGTGATAATCCAGAGTTAATGGATGATGCTTACCGCCTTCCTGTTGCACAGATGCTTCAAGAACGACCAGAACTTAAATTGGAAGATGCATTCTACATTGTAAAAGCCAAGGTAGATGCTGAACGATTAAAGTCTGAACGTGCGCAAGTAGCACAACAACGGTCTGAACGTCGTGAAACATTGCGTAAAACCTCTACTGGTAAATCTGTAAGTCCATCTGGAACTCCCAAGTTTCGTGATGCATGGGAAGCATACCAGTACCATAAAAGTCAAAACGCAAAGAAATAGGTGATATATGCCCAAAGGAAAACGTGATGTATCGAAGATTATTATACACCATACAGCATCTCCAAGATCGACGACGGTTGACCAGATTCGTGACTGGCACGTCAATGGCAATGGGTGGAGTGATATTGGGTATCACCTCATTGTGTTGGGTGATGGTTCACTCGCCAAAGGTCGATCAATAAATAAAACTGGAGCGCATTGCAAAGGCCACAACCAACGGTCTATTGGTATCTGTGTGACTGGTAATACATCACAAGAACCACCTACAACTGCTCAGGTGGAAACTTTATTGGGCACTTTAAATAGACTTATTGAAGAGTATGGATTGACTCGTCAAGATGTCTATGGTCACCGAGATTTCGGAACTACAGAATGTCCCGGGAATTGGCTTTATGCAATTTTAGGACAATACAAACAAGGGTTGTCTTGACAATCCAATAACCCAAATGTATGATACTATTGTTCGATGGACTTTTAAAGCACCCTGACAACAGACATTCCGAATGGAACACGTTTAGACTCATACAAAGATAATAAACTTTAATAGGTGATAAAATGGCTATTTCTAATGATTTGCTATCGTCAACCTTGTTCTCCATTCGTGATGGCGAAGTTGACGAACTCTTTCAAAAAGTCGCATTCCTTGATAATGCGAAACGATTCAACGGTATTGAATATGAAGATGGTGGTATCAAAATCCAACGTCCTCTTAGTATCGCTGAACACTCACAAATTACAAACCTTCCTACTGGATACGAAGCTGTCAACTTGGCAGTTAAAGACGTATTGCAACCTGCTATCTATGAGTGGGCTGACTTTACTGCTCCTATCGTAATTACCAAGAAAGAAGAACTTGAGAACAAAGGCGAAAAGGCTATTGTTAAGATTGTTGAAGCACGTATGCGTTCTGTAATGGGTATGTTGCGTCGTGAACTTAACAAGCAAATTCTTGCAGGTTCATCTAGTATCTTGACATCTGTGAATACACTTAACGGTAACGTAAGTGGTGGATTCTTCGAAGCAGTAGCAGTTGGTTCTCAAACCAATACTGTTGGTGGTGTTTCAAAGTCTACTTACCAATCTACTACTGGTTGGCAAAATCAGTTTCAAGATGTAGGTTCTGCTTTTGGAACTGATGGTATTCGTTTGATGCAACAGTTGGCTATTCAAGCAGACACTGTAACTCACATGGGCCAAACTCAATGTGTATTGATGTCTGAAGCATGTATGGCAAACTATCGTCGTGCTTTGTTTGCACAAGAACGATACATCAATGAAAAGACTCTTGATGGTGGTCGTATGCAACTTGCCTTTGGTGGTGCTGTTGTTGAACAAGACCTTGAACTTGGTTTTGCTTACGGAGTCAATAAAGTATCTGCATATTTCTTGAACTTTGATGGTGTCAAGTTGTGTATGCATAAAGATGCTGACTTTGCTGTATCTCCATTTGAGCATATCTCAGGAACTACTGCACGAGCAGCACAATTGTATGTTAAGATGCAATTAATCGCTGACCATCTTGGTTCTTGTGGTATCCTGACTAACGCTGAAACTTACTAAGGAGGTTTATCATGGCTACACAAAATATTATTCAATATCTTGAAACTACTCAATACTATGCAGATCAACGTGATGGTTCTACTGTTGCTGTTGGCCCTGCTGCTATGAATCGTCGTCAAGTTGAAACCTACATTGCTTCTGAAGCCATTGCTGTTGGTGAAGCGGTATCTTTGGACTTGTCCAAGACTGCTGAAGGCGACATCATGATTCATGTAAAAGTTGCTGACAATGCTACTGCTTCTGCAGTTGCTTTTGCAGGATTTGCTTTGACTGCTGCAACTGCAGCAGGTGAAACCTTAGATGTTTGCATTGCAGGTGTCTGTGAAGGTCTATTGGCCAATGGTGTTGCTGCAGGTGACTGTTTGCGTCTTGATACAGCAGGTTCTGTAGATGTTTATGGTAATACTGATGTATTTCCTATTGTCGCTTATGCTGTAGATGCTAACAGTAGCGGTTCTGCTGCTAATGGAACTGTAGTAGTTATCAAACAGATGTAAACTTAGTTTCAATCCTTGTTGTTTATGGAGGGTGGGTGTGTACGCATCCACCCTTTTTATTTGGAGACGTTATGGCCAACTTAAAAGCATTGCGTGAAAAGGTAAAGAATATTACTGACTATTCGCCTGAACTACAACAGTTCAATGACCAGTTGGATGAGTTAATCAACGATGCGTACTACTGTATCTGGACTATGAAACGGTGGAACTTTGCGACTAAGTTAGATACGTTGCGTTTCCATGTGGATATTACAGCAACAACAGACTTAGAGAATACTGCGTTGTCTGCTGTAAATATGAACATTACTACAGGAGAACGCAAGGCTACATTAAGTGCGGCTATTGACCGATTGCACAACCCAGATATCTGGGAAGGTCAACCTATTGAGATTGATACTATGGAGTACACTATTTCCAAAGTAATATCTCGTACAGAAATATTATTAGACAGAGCATACGAAGGTACAAGTTACAGTGACTACACAGGTTGGAAGATTAAAAAGCGATGGTATGACCTTCCAGAAGATTGTTTGGAACTGTTGTATTTAGGCCATCGTGACTACCCGTATGTGTCTGTAACTGGTTCACAAAACCCTTATGGTAAGTCTACTGCCATCCTTCCTCGACGTGAAGAAGACTTAGACTTGCGTGTAGACTATGATAGTTCTTATGCAGAAGGATATATTACCAGTCCATCATTGTCTATTGCACCAGCTGAAAAGATTAAACTTGCACCTGCTGAAACCTCAGGAAACTTTACTGGTGGTAAGTCGTATGAGTTCTGTTGGGCATTTATAAAAGATGGTAAAGTTGGAGCATTGTCAGAATCAGAAATTATTACACTTGGTGATGCAGATACAAGCATTAATGTAAAGTTTGTATCGTGGGATGATGAGGTAATCCAAGCAGATTCTTATAATAACAAAGACCAAGTAGCATCCCAATGGGAAGGTTACCGTAAAGTAATCTTATGGAATAAGAACTTTAATAAGGCAACTGGAGAACGTATTGGGCTTCCATGTTGGCTCTATGTTACTGTTGGTGGTAGTAATAGAAATGAACTAGACTACCTGGATATTTTGATTGCCAAAGATATTGACAGCAACATTGATATCTTGAATACAAACCAACTGGACAATGGTTCACGTCGATATATTGAGATTGATGGATTACACCAACAGATACGACCATATCCACGAGTCAATGGATATGACTTTGAGGTAGACCAAGTATTAGATGGTGCTGAGATTGTAACCTATCATGATTATGTACGTGATGGTGTGATTCGATATCTTGAGAAGCCTAGAGACTTGTTGCTGTCTACTGATGTGCCAAAGATGCCTTTTGAGTTTCATCAGTTGATTGTTTACAAGGCCCTTGAAGACATCTACTTAAAGTTGGGTCAACAAGGACTGGCAGCAACGTATGAAAAGAAATACATGAAAGAGGTAAACAACCTTGCCAAACGGTATGTCGATAAGATTGACCAAAGAATGGTGAGGGGTCGATTTCACATGGCTTACGGTAGACCCACGTATGATGGTTCTACGTTAAGGAGATTATCGTGAAACCACAACGTCTACGTTCTTTTGTTCCTTGTAATGGTATCAACCAAGTATTGACACCACAGTTAGGAGATGCCAACAAGATTCTAAACTGTCGGTATTCTCCAGAAGGTGGATGGGTTGGTGACATTGGTTTTGAATCTTGGTGGAAAGCCCCATCTAGTTGGACAGTTAGTACGACTATCTTACAGGACTATTTTGCTGCTAAGGTGGATTCATGCTACCAATGGAAAAGACAAGGCACAAATGATGTTTATACGTTTGTGGAACAAGGTGGGAAACTTTATTACGTACTTGGAAACAAAGGTCAAGGTTCCACTTACACTGGATCATTTTACGATAATGATCTTGTGGTTGTTGATAGTAATCGTTATGTTCCTAAACTGGGTGACATTGGCAGCCAGTATATTAACCTTGGAACCCAGTTACTTATTATCAATGGAAGGGATAGGGCCATTCTTTTCAGCGGAGATAAAGTTTGGCGTGATTTTGGTTATGTTATCTTTACTGGTACTCTTGATCCACAAGATGTAGATACAGGCTATCAAAATAATGATATTCTTACTGCACCTGCTATATGGTTTACCAAAAATAGTGTTCAAGGCCTTGGAGACGTTACAGAAGAGGTAACGTATGAATACCAGTATAAAGTGTCGTATATTAGTGACCTAGGTGCTGAATCGCCACTGAGCGACTTGCAGACTGTAGATTGGGAACTGCCTAAGAATAGTCCTGATTATAGATATGGTGTGGCTATAGATTTACCAGTAGGCCCAGAAGGTACTGTTGCACGTCGAATCTATCGCACCAAGGATGTAAACAATGTTGGTGCTACATTTTACTATGTGACCCAGATTAACGAGAACTCAAGTAGATTCTACATTGATGCTTTACCAGATAGATACTTAGTTGACACAGCACCACCACTAACTGAAAGTGCGCCTATCAATACAGATTACAAATATGGTGAGGTCTGGGATAATAGACTGTGGTTAGCCAAAGGTGACAAACTAATCTACAGTAAGTCTGGTATCTTTGAACAGTTTGGACTGGTAGATTACTTTATTGTGCCAAGTGCGTTTGGGGGTGATATTACTCAAGTGCAGGCATTCTACAATAACTTGATTGTATTTAGAGAATCTGCAATCAATATTGTGTCGTTTGGCGATAATCAATATTACATGTCTACTATTACTAGTACCATTGGAACTACTGCACCTAATAGTGTAGTGGTTATTCCACAGTTGGGTGTTGTGTTCATGAATGAACAAGGTATCTACATGCTTACTGGAGGATTGAACGGTGGTTCGAGTTTAGACGTTCAAAAAATTAGTGGTGGTGTTGATAAAGAACTCAAACGACGTAATATGCCTTTATTGCATAAAACTGTAGCGGCATACAGTGCAAAAGAACGTGAGGTTTGGATGCACTATCCTACTGATGATAGTACTGTACCAGATAGTGGTGTAGTACTACACTTGACTCCACAAGTTCCTATGTGGTCATTTAGAACCAATACAGAAACTCCAGAAGCAGGTTACTGGTCAGCAATAACAACTACTGTTGATGGTTACTTTCTGTTGGGTACAGCACCTGAATGGACTATTGCAACAGACCAAACTACTAATAAGTTTGGCCCATTACAAGTAATGTCTAATAGTAATACGTGGGGTCAAAAAGCAGAGATTACATCTAGTGGTGATGTAACGTCTACACTTACTGTATCTAATGTGCCTAACTGCGGACATACATGGGAATCTGAATGGTATGGCTACAACGACAACTCAGTAAAAATTCGATACTTTAGTGTTGAACTACGTATTATGTCTTATGGCGACAATGGATTTAACTTTTACTACTCTACTGATTATGCTTTTGAAGAAGAACCTACGTCGACACAAAAGCAAGCCAAATCAGAAACAGTGTTCACGTCAAAGGAAGATGCAGTATTTGGTGAGGTGGATGCATCCATAACCAAAGTTCCATTTACCGTCGATGAGAGTATATTACGGGTAGGAAGATTGATTACTTTAAGATATGACGTGAACACGCAACTAATAGACCAGTTCAAGTTTGGTATTCGGACAACAAATGAGCAACAATTTCACCTGGTTTCATTTAATTTGTTGTCAGATGCTGTTGGTATGCCATCATTGAATCAGTCTACACGAGTACAAAAGGGGCAGTCACGATGAAAGTATATACTCAACATGGTCAAAAGCGGTTTGATCAAGTTAAGCCTGAAAGTATTAATGACAATACCAAAGAGACTATTGGTGTATACAATGGTCGTTTGGATGGCCAGAACATACCTGTGGCTAGTATTGACAATACTAAGTTTATTCCATGTGATGTAACGGACAACAGCACATCGGATTTGTATGCGTTTGCTTGGTCTGGTCAAACTCAAGACTATTATTTTATTCGACGTTGGCAAGACCTTGAAAAAACTACTGATGGTATCCACAAACCATTAGTGTATTTTGATTTACAGACAGAAGATTGGTCTAGTGGTTGGAATAACTTAACAGAGGTAGATACAACATTTGAAGAGTTTATCTTAAACTTTAATAGTCAATCTGGTACACTTAACGGATGTGTTGATGTAAACTTTCGACATGGAGTTGATGTTCAAACTGTATCAACTGTGGTTTATGTTGTTGGTATGGATTGGTGGACTCGATGGGGTTTGTTTTGCAATGATGTATTGATTGCAGAATCTGGTCGAGTATATCCACGTTTGGAAAGTTTAAGTATTCCGTTTAGTATCTCGGTAGGTTCTCAGCCAATAAAACTTGAATTAAAATGGCAAACAGTAAGTACCGATGACAAGCCTGCAGGAGGTACTGAACCTTATAGTAAACTAGAAATATATGGTGCTTCTATATGGGCCTGTAATACTAAGAGGTAGTTATGTCGTTGATTGGTAATCAATACTTTGAAGATGGTAGTAAGCCTACAGCAGTCCAGTTAAATTCTGTGTATGATAGTGTTGTTGGTGATGATGTAGAAGATGCTAATGCTCAGGTAGACTGGGCAAATCGTGAACACTTTAGTACGTCTAACCGCATTGTAAAACTAGATACGTTTGATTATGATGGTCAAGTAGATTGGGCTATATCTAACACCACCTACACCACTATTGAAAATGTTGCAGCAAGTCCAAGTGAGGTTGCGCCATCATATACTACTCATGGCAAAGCATTGATACGTGTACATGCAAGTGGTTTGATTAGTACAATAGACATTGGCGATGATGACGGTGACGGTACAGATGCACAGATACCGTACAACACTTATGCATTTCGATTGAAGATGACACTAAATAGCGGTGCTTCTACAGTAACATTGGCTAACTGCACATATAGTTTAACAGCTCGTGCTGCATTAACAACAAGTACAAGTGGTTTGAACAAGAATACTTATGGGATTCAATGGAGAAGTTTTGCATTTAGTGGCTTGTATACATTAGCAGCAGGTGATGTTATAGACAAGATTGAGTTGCAGGCTTGTATCGGTCAATCTGGAAATGTTGTAAATGTAAGGCATAATCACATTCAGATGATTGTAGTGGAGAACTAATGGGATACACAAAGAGTTATACGTATGTAGCAGGTTCTGTTTTAAGTGCTACTGATCAAGCATCGAATGAAGATGGATTACGTGAGTATGTCAATCAAGAGATATTGGCTAGTGATATTGGTGCAGACACACTGAGTGGTGAGGTTATTGCGCTGCCACGGATTATCTCTACTGTATACACTACTGACTTTGTGACTAAGACATTACAAGGTCAATCTAAGTTGCGTGTTAAGCAACAGTATGCTTGGTTTACAAGTACAACTAAAGGCATTAACCAAGTATCTACTACTGTACAGGATTTTCAAAGTATGTATGATACTGGTGCAGAGGTATACATTCCAAAGGATAATACAACAGTAATGATTACAGTGTACATGAAAGCCTTTGGACAAGAAAACAGTACAGTAACAGAGGGCCAAGGAAATGGTCGTTGGAGTAACCAATTTAAGTTACAGTATGAAAAACTGGGTTTGTATCAAAGATATGATGGAACACGACAATATGTGTTTGAGAATACTACTGCTGCTGATAGTGCATCTGAACCAATCAAAACAGGATTAGATGGTGGTGAAAGTGGTGTACCTGCAGGACATAGAAGCATAATGGTTACACGTATGCTAACATTAAATGCAGGTAGATATCGGTTTACAATGGTAGTAAACTCTAAGGTAGAGAAAGGTAACATTAACTCTCAGTCATTTACGATTGAGACTTTTCATGTGTAGGTGAGTATGGCGGCATTAAGTCCTTTGGTTATGGCAGGTATTTCAGCAGGTGCAACAGCAGCAAAAGCAGGATTACAGGCTATTCCAACTAAGTTTGAACGTGAACAAAAGAAACGACTAGCAGAGTTACAACGTAAACAAGAACTAGGCCTGTTGGGTTTAACGGAAGCAGAACGGGCACAGATTGAGTCTCAGTTACGTGCGCCTAGAGAACAAGCACAAAGACGTAGCGATGCAGAGATTGCACGTTTAAGCACTCCTACAGCACAATCTGGACAACAACTACTGGCAGCACAGTTGGGTGCAGAAGGTCGACAACGTATGGAAGCAGACTTGGCCAGTCAGTTGCTTGGTATGGACATTCAACGTCAACGTGAACAGGAAGCAGATATTGCAGCAATGGAAGCAGGACAAGGTTTAAAACAAGATGAAATGCGTGCCAGTCTTGCTGCTATCCCAATGGCAGGTGCTGAAGCATACATTGGTCAGATGGGTCTTGAGCAGTTGATTAACGTTTCAAAGATGACTCCTCAACAGCGCAATACTTACTTAAAGAATGACTTGCAACTGGATGATACAGAAACATCTTTGCTACAGTTGGATGAGGTTGTAGACCCTAGAATCATTCCTATTTCACAACAGGTTGATGGTTTGTTTCCACAAGGTAAGTCAATGCCATCTACTGTTCAACAAGTTGAACAACCACGTATTCAACCAATAGCACAAAAAACGGATGGTTTGTTTCCAGAAGGCATGGATATGCCGCAGCTTCAATCTAATTATAATAATTACGATATATTAAATGTTAGACGTTTGCTTAATAATCCCAATATTCCTGATGATGAAGCATTAGGTATTCAACGTTTGTATCAATATTATGTTGATACAGGTTTACAAAGTACATTTGGATTATCAATGGCTGATGTAGCAAAGATTTATTACAACCTCCCTAGAGGTACTTATACTGATAGACAATTTAATCAAAGTATGAATATACCTAGCGACCAAGTGTCTATGATTAATCAGACTGCGTTTCCTGCATTAAGTGGTCGTATGAATGTAACTAATAGTCGTGGACAGGAGATTTGATATGCCTATTCAACAGATTGGTGGCCGCAACGTATATGTTATAACTGGTACAAATACAGACCCAAGTAAAACGAGTACTGGACAGTCATGGGCCAACCTAGTAACACAGCAAAAGTACATGTTGTTTCAGGAAGCACAGAAGCAAGCATTGCAAGAACTGCAACGTGCGGATGCTGACTATCAGACTCAAGTACGTATGGTTCAAGATCAACGTAAAGCATTGCAAGATGAGATTAAACAACATAGAGCTTATGTACAAAGAATGCAGTCACAAGAATTGACTCTTAATGATAAACGTGAACGTCAAAATCAAAGTCAAGCAAACAAAGGCATGCGCACTACTACTAGTGGTGGTGGTGGTGGTAGAGGGCCAACTCAAATAGCTCCAAATATTTCAGATGTAGATGCTTACTATCGAAAACTAATTCGTGATGAACAAGCTGATATTGATGACATTAAAAAAGATATTCGTGCAAAAGAAAAAATATTAGAAACTTATCGTAGTGCTAATGACCCTAGTACAAGTCGAGGTCAACGTAAAATACAATTATTAGATGAACTAGATCAACTAAATATTAAATTAGACAAAGCACAAACAGATCGAGGTCTAGTTGAGTCTGAAAGAGATGATGTGATTGCACAATACTCTACTAACAAACCAGAGTTTGATAGAAAGTATCGTGAGTTATTTGGTATAAAATATCAAAGTGATGGTCGTGCTGCTGCTCCTACTCAAACAACACAGGCTGTAGATATAGAGGAAACTCAACTTGAACCAGTTGAACTAGATGTGTCTCCATCTCAAGAGCGCATCAAAGAACTTGAAGCTGAGTTGGGTGCATTGGAAATGCCTACTCGTGAATCTGTAGACTTGATTCCACGTCAAAGTGAAATCTATCAACAATACTTTGGCCAAGGTGCAGCACAAGTACCAACAGATAGACGTTCAGAAATGGATGTGTTGGGTGTAACTCCTGAAGAACCTGTAGCAGTTCAACCAAGTCCTGAGGTTGTTGTAGAACCGCAACTAGAACCTGTTATAGAAGAGACAGTTGTAGAAGAGCCACAACCACGTACATATACTGTTCAACCTGGCGATACTTTAAGTCAGATATCACAAGATGTATATGGTACTCCAAGTCGTTATATGGACATTGCTGAAGCAAGTGGTATACAAAACCCTGATGTGATTAGAGAAGGACAAGAACTTACTGTACCACCATCACCAACACCAACACTATCTGATAATCGTGAAGCATTAAACAGGATTCGTGCCTTGCGATTACAGCCACAAAGACTGTCTAGTATTGGTCGTCGTATGCGTTTGGATGATATGCAACAACCAACTGCAGTAGAGTCGCAACAATCAACTCTTAAACAAAAGTTTGAAGCAGTTGCAAATCAACATCCTAATCAAAAGAAATTGTTGGCTATGCAATTATTACAAGAATATGCACGAGACTTGGGTGTAACAAGTCCTGAATATGCAAAAGCAAAGAAGCAGGTGTTGCAACAACTACAACAATCATTAGACCCTAGCAAAGCACGTCAGTTAAAGAAGATTCGCAAAAACCAAGAAGAGTCTCCAGGTAATTACTACAACTTAGGTTCTATGATTAGTGGTGTTAGTGATGATAGTAAACGTCTTGTTGCTTCATTGTTTCCAGTATCAGATGATACTAGAGTAGATGAGATTGAGTCATTGTACAAAAATGCACAACAACAGATTAAACTTGGTATTAAAGATAATACTCAAAAACGCAAAGCCCTTGAGTTATTAGACTTGCAATACTTGGCGGTACTTGAAGATAAAAGGTGATGTATGAAGCCAACAGATAAAGAACTAGCCTTGTATGAAGGTGAAGAACTTTTACCAATATCAGAAGAACTTGAGATTACAGATGAGAAACTTAGAGAAGAGTTTGAGTTACTTGTTGAGTATGCTATTGAATTCAAAACTATTTCGGAAGGTCGTTCTCTTAGTACCGATGAAATAGAACAGATTAAAACTGACTTGCGTAATGAGGTTAGTAAAGGAAGGCCATCGGGGTTTGGAGCCAAGTTTCAACCAGCTGCATTGCCAATGGAAACACAAAGACCACCAAGTGACAAGCCTACACTTGGTGAAGCAATGTCAATGCAACAAACAGTTGGTGCAGGTAGACAAACACCTGCTACCTATAGTCCTACTCTTGACTTAAATCTTCAAACAAAACAAAAGCTTATTGAAATGTTTAAGGCTTCTCAAACACCAGATGCAGGTGTGTTATCTTTAGAAGCTTTAAAACAAATGGAACGTGATGCTGAAACCGATGCTGAAAGTTTGGTGTTTGCATATGACCGTTTAACAGAACAGTTTCCAGGGATGTCTCCTGAACAAAAGATGGAAGAGATTATTTCTGCGTTGCAAACAATGAATGACGTTCCAAGTGTAAAAGAATCTGCTTTAGACCCAGAGATGATAGAAAAGTTTAAGGGTCAAGATTGGTACGACAAACTTGCAAAGGCTTTGTCTGGACAAGTTACTGAGGGTAGTTTTAAAGCATATACTCCAGTTCAAGCAGACATCTTGTCATATCAGATGAAAGATAGGATTGACCGATATGCTGATAGAGTTTATTCAACAATGTTTCGAGAACCTGCAGACTTAGTTTCTGTTAAGTCTCCCAAGGGTAACTTTGTTGTTCCTAGAGAGGTGTTTGAATACATTGGAGAGGTTGGCCTTGGTACTATCTATGACAATGAAACTGACCTGGCTATTCGTAAAGCATATTTGGGTGAAGAGGGTCAACATTATGGCATGCGTGGTTTTGAAGGCCAAACGATTGCTCAGGCTCCACAAAAACGTGACCATGCATCGGCATTGTCAAAGGTTCGTGCCTATAGTCGTATTGATTATGATTGGACATTAGACAATGATAGACGACAGTTTATTGTTGATCACTTAGATGATTTTAAGAATGAGGGTTGGTTTACAACGACAACAGCATTCGGTGGTGTGTCTGAATCAGGAACCAGTTGGCTATTGCGTAATGCTTTGGCTCTTCCAAATGCACTTACAGGTGCAGGCATTTCTGTAGCAAAAGATATAGCAGATGTTGGTATTGAATTGGCTACGGGAGAAGAAGCTCCACTAGCAAAAGCTACAATTTCTGAACGTCAAGCCAATGCTCCAATATATGCTGAAGATTCATTTATGGCCGACATCTACGATTCTGTTGCTAGGAACAAAGGATTTTTAGATGAGAGTGATATTATAATCGAAGCGTTTGGTATTCAAGACCCTTATGCAAAAGGTGTTATTTATGGTACGTCGGCTATTGCAGACTTTTTGAATCCAGACTTAGACATTTTATCAGGCGGCTTAAAAGGCACTCAGAAGGCCGCTCGTGCTATTCAAGCTAGCCGTAGACTATATGACAGCACAGACTACACACAGGCAGCCAAAGCTTTTGCAAAAGGCTTTAGTGATGAGGTAATGGATAGTACGAATCTTATCTCTATCACCAACAACACTATTAAAAAGGTTGGCGGCAAAACAGTAGACAATCTAACCGATGGTGATATTCGTTTAACGTTTGGTCAACAGGTTGCAAGGAACCTGGAAGCACAAGATTTAATGAATGCTCGTAAAGAAGAAGAATTGCTTCAACTAGGCTTAGATGACACACCATATTACAAAAAGGTGCAGGAGTCTGGTAAGGAACAAGCTGATGAATACTTTTTTGGTAATATTCTTCAGAATAACAATGCTAGAAATTTGTATACAGAATACCAAAACACTCAAAGATTCTTAGATGATGTTGAGCGGTTTGATTATGATACTGCAGTTAAACGTGCAAAAGAACAAGACTTGAATATTAACTTAAAAACAATAGATGATATTGTTAAGTCTGAAGCACCATTGTCAATAGAAGATGCTTTGCCATCCATTCGAAAAGGTGTTGCATCTGTATATGGTCGTGCGATTATGTTTGAAATGGCCCCTTCTATACGTGATATGGAAGCGGTTGTACAGGTTACTCCACGTTTGTATGCAGGTAAGAAAATAGCAGATGAGATTCGTATTACAGCATCTTTAACAGATATTGGAAAACGTTTGTACAACATTACTAAACTTGCGTTTGGCGAGGATATTAAGCCTGCTGAGGCTGCTGCTACAGAGTTGTTTGGTACTCCTGTTATTAAAGAAGGAAGGCTAACTAAGTTCTATGACTTATCTGAGTTGAGTGCAGAAGATAAGTTTCAGTTAAAAATAGATTTGGATTACTTGGATATAGCACCAACAAAACGCGCACAGATTATCGAAGATATTGACAACAACAAGTTGTACAATGATGACCATCGTATGATTGTTGACCGCAATACAGAACGTGCATTGTTAACAGATGGTCGAGTTGCAACCGTTGATGATATCAACAGATTAGATGCTGTAGAACAACGAAAATTGTTAGAAGCAGCAGATACAGCCGCAAGGTCTGGATTAAGAGAAGGGCCTATAATGCAGGCTACTAAAAGTTTCTTGTCTAATCTTATTGGAGAACAAATTGTTAGATATATTCCAGATTCATTGGGCAAAGCCAGAAGAGTTTGGAACAACAATATGTCTAAGATTATGACTCCTCAAGTTGAGTTGAGACGTAGTTTTAACATTCAACAATCTACTGCATTACGAAAGGCTGAAGGTCAGATACAAACTTTGGAGCTTAGAGCGCAAAGAGAATACGATAGACTAATAAAAGTAATGCCAGCTGATGAAGCAGTGTCACACATGATTGTTGGATTACCCCAGAGTGAACTGGGTCAGATTAGTCAGATGGAAAACATTGAAAATGCTTTAAGTTGGATGATTGACCAGTTGTTTGTGCGAGTTGGCACTACAATCAATGCAGATGCTAGTGCGCAATCTCTTATTAGTGGTTATGCCGCAAAGATTAGTAATGAAGTCTTTTCTGCTAATGGACTAAGATACAAAGAATATCTATTAAAAGAGGTAGTAAAGAAGGCCATTCAAAACCCAAAGATACTTTGGGCTGAAATGGAAAATGTTATTCTCAAGTTAAATGATGGTTTACGCAAGCCTACAGTTACTTACATAAATGAAGATGGTGTTAAGCAAACAGTTCGAGTGCGTGGTGTAACAGTTAAACCAGATGAGATACAGTTATATCGTGGTAGAAACCTTGAAGATGGTATGGCTCAAATTGCTTTGGGTACATACATGGCTACAGAGATTCGACGCATTACAAAAGAGGTTATTGTTGATCAAATTGATGAGCAACTTATCAAAGTATCTGTAGACAATGTTTTGCCTAATATTGATATTAAACAACAAGAGTATGCAGACTTATTAAGAGAAGCAACTCAGATATTGTATGTAAATCGCAATGCTACGTATGGTCAATCTATAGATGATATTGGTGGTGTTGTTCAACAATATTATCGTCAAAAAACTTTGAATGCATTGAATGAACTAGATCCAGACTTTGATTATACAAATATCAGACCTGAAGTCAAAAAGGTTTTGGACTCTTTTAAAAAGAATATAAGAAGCCAAGGTAAGAATGACAAGGCTTTATTCAAAGAGTTAATGGGTGATGACATCAAAGATAAGGTTCAAAAATACAATGAACTCATTGATGAGATGTATCAAACCGATGTAAAACGCATTAAGCAAAGTGGCATAGACTTAGTTACAAAGTACAAGAAGCAAAAGTTTGAAGAGTACAATGTAGAAATCAAAAAGTACAATCGCAAAAAGGACAAAGAGCAGATAAAAGAATTGCGAGCAAAACGCAATCAAGAGATAGCTGATTATGCTGAACAAGTGCGACAACAGAAGAATGCTGAGATTTCTATGCTTGGAAACAAGAGAACTGAAAGCAAACGTCAATATCTTGAATCATTGCGTGAATACCAGGTTAATACGATTGCTCAAATCAAATCAAAGACTCAATCGGCTATTGAAGGATTAGATGAATCATGGGCCGCAACAGAAGGCATGTCTGATGTTCAACTTATTAAGTGGCTTGAAGACAATGACCTTCCATTATCATTCCAAATGCAGCAGTTAAAATCTGTAATGGAAACAGACTTTGTATCATCTGAAACAAGTAAGATTATATCTGAGCAGTTGTACGACCAGTCTCAAGTAGTAATGCGGAACAATCGACTTAACAATGACCATATTGTACCTGCTAAAGACATGGTTGAGTTGTTTGATTCAATGTTTGGTAAAGAGAATGAAACCTTATTTAAGGCTTTACTTGGTGAGGATGTTTATGATGACTTGCTTGAATCTCTTCAGAATAGAGGATATGGGTTTGTGCAGGACAATATTAGAAAGGTATTGCAAGCAGATCCAAATCTATTCGATGCTGTTGACAAGATGCATGGATATATGAAAGGTGCATTTTATACTGCTATTCTAGGTTATCGAATCAAATATCATACTCAGAATATTATTAGTGCGCCTGCTATTATCTATCAAACTCTTGGTAGCAACAAGTTGTTCAATGGATATAATATTAAAGAGCTTACTACAAAATCCAGGTTGATTGTTAAAGATGGTTCAAGTATTGGCTCTCGCAACTATAACAAAGTTGCAGTAACAACTAAGGATGGTAGAAGTTACACATACGGAGACTTGTTCGAAGCACTTGAAGAAACTGGTGCTAAGACTGAATTTACATATATTATGTCTTCGTTGCGTGATGGTCAACTATTAAAAGATATTCAGTATGCTACACGTAAACCTGGTGTCGGTATTGGTGATAGTACCATGAATGTTTTAACAAACATGGGTAGAAACATAAATGCGTTGGGTGATTATGTTACTGGTTTTGCCAGCAACTGCGACATGACATTTAGAGCAGCTGTATTAATAAAAGGTTTAGAAGATGGAAAAAGTTTAGATGAGTCTGCAAAGTTGGCTTCTCGCTCTTTGTTTGACTATAACGAGATTAACTTCCAAGGTATTGGTGGTCGTATAGTTAACAGTGCATTTGTGTTTACATCATTTTTTATTTCAAACAACTTTGACTTGATGCGTGCATTTAGTGACCCTAGCATACTCAAACGGTATGCCTATACATTAAAGGTTACTCGTGATTTAAATAAGCTTCAAAGAGTAATGAATGATGATCAAGACTTGCCTTATGATATGTACTATCCAGAGTTTGCGCAATCACGAATCAGATATGGATACAAAGAAGACAAACTAGGTAGAGATGCACATTTTAAAATGCTACCACCACTACCTGCAATAGAAGCATTACAATTTCAAAGTGCTTTATTGTATGCTAGTTTGGGTAGCGCAGTAGGTCATGATGTAGCTTATACCGATGTAGCAGAACAAATGTTAAATATGCTAGACCCGCTTCTTAAAACTGTTTCTGATGTAGTACTAGATACTAACTTTGCAAATGTATATTCATATACTCCATTGAGTTATGTGCAACTGTCATCGACTATGAGTAATGGTGACCCACAAGATATTGCTGCTCAGATTGAATGGTTAACTGGTAGCCAGGTGTATCCTCAATATGTTGGCCCTGATAAGTTAAACAACCACAATGGATACCTTTATAAATTCAAAGACAAAGAACAAGCAAAAGTTTTTAAAAGTAATTTTATTCGTACCTTTGGTAGCTTAACAGGTGCTGAAACTATGATTAATGCTGCATTGAGGCCTTTTGCACCTCAAGGTAGTACCTATGGCGAACTAACAGATACAGAACGTTTGGGTGCATTGTTGGGATTCTTTACTCCTGCTCGTATGGAAACTCCAGAAAAACAACAACTAGAGTTAATGAAAGGAACGTTGTCTAATATTCGCAAGATGAAGAACCAATATGAAAAACAAATCTTTGATGAAGAACTAGCACCAAAGAATACAGATGAAGATTGACAAACCCTTGTAATCTTTGTATAGTTACGATGTTGCAATAGCAGCATAACCATATCGGAAGAAGAAGGAGAAGATATGCCTAAGTTTGGAAAATATTATCATAGTAGTACAGTAACATTGAATGTTGCCAGTATTGGAACATCATTTGATAAGACTAAATTACATACACATTCATTGTTAAACAACTCTACTGACTTGAATGAAGGACAGCGTTTTAGAGGGTTTATTGAAGGATTCTACATCCGTGTAACAAACATTGCAGGTGGTAGTGCTACTCCAACTGTAACGTTACGTGTGGCTTGTGATGCCGATGGAGATTACAGTTTCTTTCCAGATACAGATGGTGAGTTAGCATTGGGTCTTAAAGATACTGCTAGCGGTGTTGCTGTATATCAGTTCCAACTCCCATTACAACAGTTCTTTGGTACAGATGAGTTGTACGTATTTATTAAGATTGACCAGGGTACTTGTACACTTGCAAACAGTTGTATTGTTTGGAGTGAATAATGCCAGTCGCCAATCCCTTCAAACCTGAAGGTGATGGCGGAACTGTAAACTTAGGCAAAGAAGAACTTACTAGCCAATGTGATGGTTCGACTCAAAGTTTTACAGTTTCTGTGCCATACAAAGCAGGAACTCTTCAGGTATATTGGAATGGGCTTCAACAGACCTCGACAGAGATTACTGAAGATTCCCAAACAACGTTCTCTACAGACTTTACCCCAACTAGTGACGATACTCTCGTTGCAATATTCATCCAAAAATAGGAGTCTATCATGGCTGTTACTATTAAAACCGAACAGATTCGCAATACCGCAGTTACCCCTGCGAAGATTGACTTAACCCAAACCTTTAGTTTCGCTTCAGGTATTCTTCGTGCAGCAACACCTGCAGGAGATA